AAACATAAAAACGCAGAAGGACATAGAACACTTCATGGGTTTGGGAGCAGAGATATCAGACGAGACTAGCTTGGCAAAGAACTACGTTCTATTTGGCGGCACATCAAAGTACCTGAATGAGAACGGAAAACCGTCTTACCAACTCAGGAGTGGACTCAACGGTTCCTACGGAATGTTGGGCACAAACGAGATACAGAAGTACGGATACAGACCGATGCCAGGTATCACAAGCGTCAACATAGAGACTCAGGGTCGGTTAGGTTCCATAAGACAAGCGACAGTCAACTTCAAGTGTTGGGACAAGTCTCAACTAGACATAATTGACATCCTCTACTTCAAGATGGGTTTCACCATGTTCTTGGAGTGGGGTCACACTTACTTTTATCCAAGTGCAAATCCCATAGGCAACGAACAGAAGCTGGATCCCAACAAACTCTACTCAACAGAATTGTATAGTTTAGATCCCTTCGAACAGAGTCTCACAAAAGAAGAGATCTTGAAGAGAATAGCAAAAAACTGTAGAGACACAGAAGGCAACTACGATGCCATGCTTGGCATGGTTACGAATTTTAACTTCAGCTACAACCAAGAGGGAGGATTCGATTGCAGTCTTAAGATGATAGGGTTAGGAGTTCTTGGAGAATCAATAAAGATCAACAATACTGGAAATTTACCGAACGTTTTAGAAGAACAGATAAAGCAATACAACAACATATTAGAGCAGATTGAAAGGGCAAAGAACGGTCAGAATCAACCAGACGTAGCATCTTCAGACGTAAAAGATTTAAACTTAAAAGAAACTTTAGATAGCGTTCCAGTACCTCAAAGAAACTATTCTTACGATTCTAAAACACCAGAAAAAACAGAGTTAGCTAATGCTACTATTCAAACAGATTTGTATGGGCAACTTTTTGTCTTAAAGAGACTAAATGGTCTTATTCCTTTAAAAGAAGATTTGTTATCTAACGTAAATGTTAAATTAGATAATTTAGAAATATATTCAATTTTTAGTGAAGCTAAAAAAACTCTAAATAGTGATAGTAATTGGAAAGGCAATACAAGTACTATTAATTCTAAAGGCGTATTTGAAAGCATTATAGATTCTTTTGAAAGTCTTTTTTCACCGCAAGCTGGCTTTGAAGATCTTATAAAGAGCTCGGGATATATAATAGAACAAAAATATAAAAATTCTTCTATTAATAAATTTACGTATTCTATATCTATAGAAAGAAATGCATTTGCCAAAACAGATACAGCTGAAGCAGTAAATCAATACTATCCAATTAAACTAAATGAATTTTATGAAAATTTTGGGGCATACATCTATTCTAATTCTATAAAAATAAAAAAAGCAGATGTTTTAGATCTTGGATTAGATGGAAAATATGGAATTAGATTAAGATTTGAGTTTACAATTCCTTTTACTAAAAAAGTACAAGTAAAAGTAGGAGAGACAGTAAGACCTGACAAATCAGGTAAAGATCCGATTTATGAAACTAAAGACGTACAATATAATTTACCTGTTTTTATAACTACAGATGATACAGCATTAATAAAAAGTTTTTTAGCTCCAGATGTAACTCAACCAGTAGATTTTCTATCAGAGGAGAAATTGAGAGAGCAAGATCAACAAAAACAAGCAACTCAAGATCAACAAGCGCCTCCACAAAATCCTTCTAGTGCCGCAACGGAATCTCCTTTAAAAAGCCTTTCAAACTTGGAATTGGTTCTCAGAACTATCCAAGTACACTCTTTGGTTAAATCAATTAGAGACTCTAACAATGACTTAAGCATAGGAAAACAAGTGGTTCCTGTAGAACTTTCAAAAGACAGAAATTTCATAGAACAGATATTCTCATCAGGAGTTTTTTCTGATTTTATAGGACAACTCATATCCGGAAGCATAAAAGACGAAGACTACGACACTCAGAATAAACTCAGCGAAAAGGATACTCTTCAAATACAAGCAAAGTACGGGTTTGTTACCAGCTTGATGGCTAACAGAGAAAAGCTATATGAATTGACAGATGCGCCTGCGTACTACGGAGATGTAGGCAAAGTGCTGAATCGTAACTTCGATCCAGTGGACTTTAATGCCTTACTCACATCCTATGTAGTACCTTACAACATAGATCAAACCATAGAGGAGGGCACAACACTAAATCACCCAGTCTACATTCCTTTTGGTCAATTATTAATGTTATTGAATGATAACTCTATAATCTACGATACTAGCCAAAAAAGTAGAGTGGTTAAGCCGCTTGTATACATAGACTTTAATCCAAACCACAATTACTGTTTAAGTAACGCTAAGCAGTTGAGCACAGATCCATTCACGGCTCTAATACCTTTTGAAGGCAGTGATTTAGACTACGCGTCGCTTTTCGATTCAAATGTGCTGTTAAAAGCGCAGGAAGAAAACAAAATATCTGGCTATTTTATAGCCCCTCTATCAGGAAGCAATCTCGTGACACCACTGTTTGAACCTAGAAACGGAGTACAGAACAACTTCGATGTATTGTCTGCTAAAATACCTAGTTTCAGATACGACTCAAAACAAACCTCTTACAATCCGTACAGAGGCAAGATAATGAACATCCTTCTGAACATAGACTATGTAATGCAGATCATTAAGAAATATAGTGTGCAAGATGGAGAAGGAAAGGTATACATGAAACCTTTCATAGAGCAAATACTGACAGACATAAACAAGAGTCTAGGAAACTTCAACGTATTCAGATTATCTTATAATGATCAAGGCAACGTGTTTCAAATAGTAGATGATCAAATAATACCCACAGATCAAAGAGAAAAGAGACTCAATACAACAACTATAGACTCAGATCTTCCTTTGTTTGGAAAAAATAGTATAGCAAAATCTTTAGAAATAAAGTCAGAAGTTAGTAGCAAGCTAGCAAACATGATAGCGATATCTGCCAATGCAGATGTGGGATCTAAAGCCACTCTTTCCACAGACGGAACTTCTTTTGGATATATAAATTTTGATCTGGAAGACAGGTATGTTCCTAACAGAGGACCTGCAAACACAGGCAGCATAAACAATGACAGTTTGAAAAATGCCGCTATACAATTCAATAGCGCGATAACAAAATTCTATAGTTCCATAGATCCTTCAAAAGATCAAGTCGGATTCGCTACCAACTACTACATAGAAAAGATGAACTCAATAAAGGGAACAGACTCAGCAAGTGTGGCTGCAAATTCAATTCCAGTCTCTGTAAACTTTACTACAGACGGAATATCAGGTGTTTCCATGGGTCAAGCTTTTACAGTGCCTAAAGAATTGTTACCTTACGTGTATGGTTCTAGAGCAAACAAAGACGGAAATGATCAAATAAACAAGATAGGTTTTGCAATAGCAGGGTTATCTCACACAATAGATAACAATTCTTGGAACACTGCTGTAAGAGCGATCATGGTGTTCTTGAAAGACGAATCTGTTTTTGCAAACCAAAGCACTCAAACTCTTAAATCTGGACAATTTACCGCTCCTTCAGAAGGAGAATCTGATGAATCTCTTAATGTTTCTAATTTTGCAAATTATTCAGCAGTGTCTTCTAGTTATTCAAACATTAAATTTTCTAACATAGGATACGGAAACCCTGCCGCAGATAAAATAAATCCAACACTTTTAGGAGACATAAATTTTGCCGCTCAAAGAGCTGGAGTTACAGTTACTATAACTACAGCTGTATCTGGCCATAAAGTAAAAACTTCTAGCGGTAGAACTAGTCGACATGCTTACGGAAACGCTGTAGACATTGCGATAATAGACGGAATCCCGGTCAATGATAAAACAAAAGCACAGGCAAAAGTAAACGCTTTCATAAACCAGTTAAACGGATACCGTAAGAACACAGACGAATCAGGAAACCCTAAAATAGTGCTTTCTTACGGATATCCAAATCACGAAGATCACATACACGTTTCCTATAATCCCAACATAGCTTAACATGCTAAGATACTATCCAGCTTCTAAAGTAATAACAAATCTGACCACTTCAGGAACAGAGTTCACTGGGCAAGACGGCAAAGTGTACTCAGGAAAGTATTACCTGACTTACGATGGAAAAGCGTTTTCTGGTCCGAGCCCAGAAGTTGGACCAAGCAACCCATTAAACAGAATCCCAGCTTATCCCACCGCACCAGGATTGAACACTTTATTGTTGACAGACAAGCAGAAAAGAGATCTGGCAAATAAAAGCGGAATAAATCCTAGTAGGATACAAGGACGACCAAATTCTTACTATCCACAGCCTTTAGAATCAGACTATAAAAAGGGATACATCATAAGATATTTCACAAAGAAAGAAAACGAAAAGGGATATGTCATAGAGATATCTCAAGATGAGTATAATTCAATTATAAACGGGACTGCAGATTACGACATATCTATGTATCAAACCACAAAGATACTGTGGAAACTGACAGGTCCCTTGAAAAACGAAAGAAAATCACAGTATAATGTTATTCCTGGAATAATTGATACTAACCAGAGACTCACAGAAGCTGCAAACAAAACTTTCTTAGGCATTGTAGACTTCATTGGAGGAGAATACTCAAAATTTGCCAGACCCACTATGTAGTAGAATTTTTTAATTTTACTAAGATGCATTAATATTGTATCAACAAAGGTTATGTATTTCGTAATAGAACATAAAGATCAATTAAACAGGTTAGAGCTATCTGACGAAGCATTCGTTCAGGTTATAGCCGCAAACGACAACTACCACCCTAAACTGACTAGGGTGAGCCTAGTGTATTATAATAACTACAAGAAGGGATATGTCTTTGTGATAAATCACTCAGAAGGATTTTCTCTTGACATCAAGTTGGTGGAAGAGTTTCTAAACAGGCACGATAGGATTTATCTCCTTGATAAGAAGTACCACTCCTACTTTTTAGATCTTCCCAAGTCAATTGATGTGCACTTCACGTGTCTAGACAAAGACAACAGAGAGAATCCGTTCGAGTGCGGAACGCCAGTTCACAGGGATTTCTACATAAAGCACGAGTCACTGCACAACATCAATGAGATAATACCCATAGCTAAACACTACGAGAAGTGCCAGTGTCTTTACGAAATGGTGAAACACTACTTCGGTTTAGAGATGGATGTTGAGCACCAGAATTCACTGATAGAAGCATACAAAAGAGTAGAAGATTCAGGTATAAAAGTGGACCTCTCCTGCTTTAACAAGCGATACGAGTTTCAGTACAGTCAGTACTCTCTAGTTGGCAACACGATATTCTCTTGGTACAATCTGTATAACCTCACTGGTAGACCAACCAACTCTTTCAACGGAGTCAACTTCCTTGCAATACCGAAGGAGAAGAAGTTCAGAGAGTGCTTCGTGCCAAGCAACGACTTTCTAGTTGAGTTCGACTTCGATGCTTACCACCTCAGACTGATATCCAGACTCACTGGCTTCGAACTGCCTAAGGAATCCATGCACATTTACCTCGGCAAACAGTACTTTGGAGTGGAAGAATTGACAGACGAGCAGTACAAGGAATCGAAATCAATCACTTTCAAACAGCTGTACGGCGGAGTGGAAGAACAGTACTCTCACATAGACTTCCTCAGGTCAATAAACGAGTATGCAGAAAAGCAGTGGAAGCTGTACAGAGAGCAGAAGGCTGTCACTCTGCCAACGGGCAGGATCCTGAGGTTTGCTCCAGGCATGAGCAAGCTGAAACTGTTCAACTACATAGTCCAGAACCTGGAGACTAAAGAGAACACAAAAAAGATAACAGCCATAAACAGTATCTTGAATGGCAAGAAGACGAAGCTCGTTCTGATCACGTACGATTCGTTCCTGTTTGACTTCTCCCAAGAGGATGGAAAGCAGCTTCTGAAGGAGATCAAAGAGACCTTAGAGGAAGGCAACACCCCGGTGAAGCTGAAGTACGGCACCAGTTACGCATTCGAGAACAATTAACGCATATTTATTAACAGTATTAAAATGGTTACACTAGAGTTAAAAGAAATTGAACTTACGCAAGAAGCTATAATGAACAAGTTATTCTGTACTTTCTCCTCAAAAGACGGGCTCGAAGAGACCCTGTCTGACATAACGGGACAGTACTCGATCTTATACAAAAAGATATTTGTGCTCTCCTCCCCAGACTCAAACGAGTTTCTGTGCACCTACAACATAGAGATTGAGGGACCAACAACAAAGATACTGCCAAACACAATATTACTACATAGGAAAAAAGAGTCAAACACTCTCTATACTATAAATGCACTGAACACGCTGATCAAGCAATTGAACAACGGAGTTTTAGACACAAAGTTTGCTGTGAATTGGGCAGACTACAGAAACTCTGTGCTGTTGACACAGGGAGAGGGACTCAAGAGGATAAACACAGCTATACACAAGATAGTCAACCTCTGACTTAAAAGATAGATTTTCTATCTGGCCCTTTCTTTATTATTTTGCAACAAACAAAAGTAAGTTATGGATATATCCGCAATTAAACAAAAACTGTCGGCTCTACAAAATCCACGTGGAGGACAAAAGCGAGACCTAGAGAAAACGCTCTGGCGTCCCGTCGTGGGCAAGCATTCAGTTCGCATCGTGCCTTCTGTGTTCAACAAATCGAACCCATTCAAGGAGGTTTACATGCACTACGGCATCAACAACAAAACTATGGTGAGTCCCATCACATTCGGTGAAAAGGACCCCATCGTTGAGTTCGCACAGGGACTTCGCAAGTCGTCGAACAAGGACGATTGGCAGTTGGCAAAGAAGCTGGAACCCAAGATGAGAGTACTGGTACCCGTAGTCGTTCGCGGCGAAGAGGACAAGGGCGTTCGTCTCTGGGAATTCGGTAAGCAGGTCTACATGGACCTTCTCAAGTTCGCTGAAGACGAGGACATCGGAGACTTCACCGATCCAATCACAGGCCGAGACATCACAGTCGAGACAGTCGACAAAGCAACAACAGGCCTGATGTACAACACGTCAACAGTTCGCGTTCGCACAAAGACTACTCCTCTTTCTGAGGATGCAGCAAAAGTGAAGCTGTGGTTGGAAACTCAGCCTAACCCTGTTGAGCAGTTCAAGCGCTATCCTTACGAAGAGATGAAGGAAGCACTCATGAAGCACCTCAACCCAGAGGAAGAAATCAAGGAAGACGCAGACGTTGTGGCAACAAAGCCAGAGCCTGGAGCCTTCACGCTGAACACCAGCAAAGCAAGCATCGATTCAAGCATCGACGATCTCTTCAACATCTAAGAAACAAAGAGCCCCGAAAGGGGCTTTTTTAACCCAATTTTATGGCAAAAAAAGAAACACTGAATAGCACCATATCGAGTGCTATAAAAGGAGTAACTGACCTCGACAAGTTCAAGAAGTCCAAGAACCTGCAGACAAACGTGGTTTTCAAAGACCAGCGATGGATCCCACTGTCTCAAGCGTTCCAAGACACTCTACAAATACCAGGCATTCCTGTAGGACACATCACTCTATTGAGAGGACACTCCGACACAGGCAAAACTACAGCACTTTTGGAAGCAGCTGTCGCAGCGCAAAAGATGGGCATACTTCCTGTCTTCATCATAACAGAGATGAAATGGGACTGGAGCCACGCTAGAGCGATGGGCTTTGAATTCCAAGAGGTAGCAAACGAGGACGGAGAGATTGTAGACTACAACGGTTTCTTCCTCTACATCGACCGTGAAAAACTAAACTGTATCGAAGATGTGTCTGCTTTCATCGCAGACATACTCGACGAACAGAAGAGAGGAACGCTGCCTCACGACATCTGTTTCTTCTGGGACTCAGTTGGTTCCATTCCTTGCCGCATGAGCATCGAGAAGTCGACCAACAACAACGAGTGGAACGCAGGCGCAATGTCGCAGCAGTTCGGTAACTTCATCAACCAGCGCATCGTACTGTCGCGCAAAGCATCGCAGCCTTACACCAACACTCTCGTAGCAGTAAACAAAGTGTGGGTCGCAAAGCCAGACAATCCTATGGGTCAACCTACGCTGAACAACAAGGGAGGAAACACGATGTACTTTGATGCGTCTCTGATCATAACTTTTGGAAACATTGCAAGAGCAGGCACAAACAAGATCAAGGCAACAAAGAACGGCAAAGAAGTCGAGTTTGCAAAGCGCACCAGAATCAGCTGCGACAAGAACCACGTTACTGGAATAACAGCAGTGAACAAAGTCATCATGACAGTGCACGGCTTCATCAAAGACGACAAGAAGGAATTGGACGACTACAAGAAGAAGTATTCTGACGAGTGGTTGAAAGTTTTGGGAACCACTAGCTTCGATGTTGTGGAAGAAGAGACCCCTCTGTCTCCTGACGTTTACGATGCAGAAGATTGATGAATCCAGAGTACAAAAAAATATTCGATTCTCTGAAAGAGGAGAAGGAAGAACTCAACGTGAACAGTCGCATCTTGGTAATAGACGCACTGAACACATTCCTAAGAGCCTTCGCTGCAATAGGATGGATCGATAAGAATTTAAGTCACATTGGTGGTCTGACAGGGTTTTTGCGTTCGTTGGGTTACGCAATTAAACTGGTCAGACCCACCAGGGTGATAATAGTTTTCGATGGCAAAGGATCATCGACCAACAAAAGATACATATACCCAGAATACAAAGCAAACCGTGGAATCACTAAAATCACAAATTGGGAAGTATTTGAGACCCAACAGGACGAATCTGACGCTATTAAAAGCCAGATCATACGCCTTGTTGAGTATCTTAAGACACTACCTGTCGATCTTATTTCCATAGACAAGATAGAAGCCGACGACGTAATAGGTTGGATAACAGGCCAACTGGACGGCAAGATCACGATCATGTCTTCAGACAGAGATTACTTGCAGCTGATAGACGATCGCATCACAGTTTACTCGCCGACGAAGAAGAAGTTTTACGACGTAAAAGCTGTCACAGAAGAGTACGGAGTGACGCCTAAAAACTTCTTGACTCAGAAGATACTGTTGGGAGACTCAGGCGACAATGTTCCAGGAGTTAAGGGACTCGGCACAAAAACGATGCTGAAGTTTTTCCCTGAACTGGGCACTCATAGCGAAATAACTCTCGAAGACATACTGGAGAAGTGCGACGGCAAAGCCAAGATACTTGAGTCCATAAGGAACTACGAACACCAGCTGCGCATAAACAAGCAGTTGATGGACTTAAAAAATCCCAACATTTCGGAAGAGAGTCAAGAAGAAATAAAAAGTGTTCTACTGAATCCGAATAAACACTTTAGCTCCCAGAATTTTGTACAATTGTATTCTGAAGACGACTTGAACAACTCCATACCCAACTTACAGATGTGGCTGTTCAACAACTTTAACGACCTAACAAAACATAAATAATGTCAACCCTCAATCAGTTACAACAGTACGGCATATCGTTTCAAATCAAGGTTCTCTCTAGTTTACTAAAGCACAAAGAGTTCCTTCAGAACATTCACGACATTCTCGACACAGAGATGTTCGACAACCCAGCTCACAAGTGGATCGTCGGAGAAATTCTTCGTTACTACTACAAGTACCACACAACACCGACGATAGATTCTCTGTTAGCAGAAGTCAAGAAGATCGACAACGAGATCTTAAAGGTCAGTGTAGCAGAGCAACTCAAAGAGGCATTCAAAGCCACGAACGACGACAGAGAATACGTTGAACAGGAGTTCAGCACTTTCTGTAAGAACCAACAGATCAAGAAAGCGATCTTAAACTCAGTTACGCTTCTAGAGAAAGGACAATACGACGACATTAAATACATGATGGACTCTGCGTTGAAAGCGGGTCAAGAAAAATCAATCGGACACGAATATGAAAAGGACATCGAAACCAGATACAGGGAAGAAGAGCGATCCCCAATCCCAACATCGTGGAACCACATTAATGAACTTCTTATGGGAGGCCTCGGGATCGGTGATTTTGGTATCATTTTTGGTAATCCTGGCGGCGGAAAGTCGTGGATGC